CATACTGGTTTACGTCATCAACTTTGCCAGCGGCTTCAAAATCAAGGCGCTGTCGTCAAACCCCTCTAACCTGCGCGGTATGCAGGGTAACGTCATCATTGACGAAGCGGCATTCCAGAAAGACCTCGCTGCCGTGCTGAAAGCGGCGCTGGCGCTCACCATGTGGGGGTCTAAGGTCCGTTTGATCTCCACCCATAACGGCATTGAAAACCTGTTCAATACCATCATCACTGACAGCCGCGCGGGCAAAAAACGGTACTCCGTTCATCGTATTGATATCGAGCTGGCCATCAGCGAAGGGCTGTATCGTCGTATCTGTCAGGTGACGAAAAAGCCGTGGTCACCGGAAGCCGAGGCGGAGTGGCTGGCGAACCTGCTGAGCGATACCGCCACCGAAGAAGACGCCCGCGAGGAATACTACTGTGAGCCTAAGAACGGCGGCGGCACCTATCTGGCCCGCTCCATCCGTGAGCGTGCTGCGCGGGGCATCGGTCCCGTTCTGCGCTTCACCGGCACGGCTGCGTTCAATGCCATGCCGGAAATCATCCGGGCGCTGGATATGCAGGAATGGCTGGATCAGGAGGTGCTGCCCGTGCTGAACACGCTGCCGTACCTTCGCCACTGCCTCGGCGAGGACTTTGCCCGGTCTGGCCACCTGACCGTTTTTGCGCCGATGACCGTCAACGATGACACCACCCGTACCGTGCCGTTCCTGGTCGAGCTGGCCAACGTTCCCTACAAGCAGCAGGAGCAGGCGCTGTTCTTTATCTGCGACCGGTTGCCCCGCCGCGACGGTATCAAGCTCGATGGCCGGGGGAACGGTAACTATCTGGCCGAGCAGGCGGCTGAGAAGTACGGCGCTGAGGTGGAGGTGGTTATGCCCTCCGTCGCCCACTACCGCGAGAACATGCCGCGCTTTAAAGCGGCGTTTGAGGATGATGAACTGGTATTACCGAAGCATGAGGACGTTATCAGCGACCTCGGGCAGATTGTCGTTCAGCGCGGAGTGCCGGGTATTGATGACCGGGAGAACACCGGCAGCGATGGCCACAAGCGTCACGGCGACAGCGCGTATGCGATCTTCCTCGCCTTTCTCGCCAGTAAAGAGGACTGCCAGCGCTACGAACTGCACCGGCTTAACACTCCCCAACAGCAGCGCAACAGCGACAGTCATCGTCAGTTGCGTATCACCCGTGGTCTTAAAAATCAGCGAGGACTGCTCTGATGTTAAAAAAACTTACCGGGGCCATCCGCAGCCTGTTGAGTCCCTCAACGGGTGAGCCGGTCACTGTCAGTGAATCGGATATGAAACAGGCTGAAGCGAGGGCCGGGAGCGTCAGCGTCAGGCGACCCTCTCCGGGCATCAGCGTGGCGAGTACCTTATCTCCGGCCAGACTGGCCGGGGTGTTACGTAATGTGACCGAAGGCAATGCCAGCGATTACTTTATCCTGGCCGAAGAAATGGAAGAGCGTGACCTGCACTATTCCAGCGTCTTACGTACCCGTAAGCTGACCGTCGCCGGTATTCCTCCGGCAGTGGAAGCGGCGAGCGACGATGAACATGATGTGATGCTGGCTGATGCCGTACGCGATCTGATTGAGCAGCCGCAGATACCTGAGCTGCTGTTTGACCTGCTTGACGGGCTCGGCAAGGGTGTGGGTGTCTGCGAAATCCTCTGGGACACCCGTGACGGCTGGAAACCCCGCGACTATGAATGGGTTGACCCGCGTTTCCTCAAACCTGACCGCGAGACCCAGCGCCAGTTTCGTCTGCTGACCGATGAACAGCCGGTCGATGGTATCCCGCTGACGCCGGGTAAGTATGTTATCCATTATCCCCGCCTCAAGTCCGGTCTGCCCCTGCGTAACGGTCTGGCCCGTCTGGTGGCGGTGATGTATATGCTGAAGTCCTTCACCGTTCGTGACTGGTGGGCGTTTGCCGAGAAGTTTGGCATTCCCATCGTCGTCGGTAAGTACGGGACCAATGCCTCCGATGAGCAGATTAAGATCCTCATTGACGCCATCAGTTCCATTGCTTCCGATGCCGGGTGTGCTATCCCCCAGAGTATGCAGCTTGAGATGCAGGAGACGGCCAGCCGTAACGGCGGTGGTGCTCTCTTTAAAGAAATGGCTGAGTGGTGCGACGCCCAGACCAGTAAGGCCGTACTGGGGCAGACCATGACCACCGATGACGGCAGTTCGCGGTCACAGGCCGACGTACATGACCGGGTGCGCATGGATATTGCCCGCTGGGATGCCCGTCAGTTGGAAAACACCCTCAATGAGTTTCTGGTCCGTCCGTTTATTCAGTTCAACTACGGCCCGCAGGAAAAGTATCCGCGTGTGAAGCTGGCTATCAGCGAGCCGGAGGACCTCAAAGCCTTTGTCGATGCGCTTATCCCCCTGGTTGATCGTGGTTTGCGGGTGCAGGAATCAGAGGTCCGGGACAAGTTTGGTCTGGGTGAGCCGGAGACCGGCGCGGTAGTACTCTCGCCGTCCAACAGCTTCTCTGCCTTCAGCCCGGCACCGGCGCTCAACCGTGAGCAACTGGCGCTTAACCGCTCGCAGGACGATGCGATTGATGCGATGGTCAGCGAGGCGCTGAAGGACTGGGAGCAGACCGGCGATACATTTACCAGTCCGGTGCTGCAGCTGGCGAAAGACGCGGGGAGCTTTGAGGAGTTTCTGGCGCGTCTGCCGGACCTGCAGAAGACGCTGGAGCCTGCCGCGTTCGTCGAGC